TTTTATTCCTTCTTTCTATTAATATAAACCGAAGAATAAATCACTTAATTCTTCAATTATATCTTTATTTATAGCAATGATATTTTGTCTATATTGTTTTACCATTGCTTGTGCAGTAGCACTAACACCACTATTACCTTTAGTAGTTTTTGTATATTCTTCTTTAGTTTTAGCTTTACCATTGGATTCACCATTAGTTTCACTTTCACTTTCACCAGCACTAGTTGAAGATGCATAACTACCACCTAGAATAGCAGTTTTTGATATTTGACCTTGTGGTGTATCAGAATTAACTGTTAAACCAGAATTATTACTTGTTGATTTATCTTTTGTTTCACTAGTATTATCAATATTTCTAGTAAATGTTTCAGTAAAATTAACATTAACAAGTGGATCATATTCAATTGATGCACTATATATTAATGGTAGTTTTTCTTGCATTATTTCACGCATTTTAACCTTTACTTGATGTTTGAATAATGCTGGTGTTTCTAGTCCTATTTCACGCATAAAATAGTGATCTACAATATCTCTAGCAAGTATGTCTTTAGTCCATGTTCCACGTGATTCAATAACATCAATTTCTTGTTGTGTTAAATATTCAGTTAAATCATAATCTTTAAACCAGTTTTCTATTTCTTGTCTATTATAGATATTAATTAATTTTCTTAATTCAATTGTATATTTACTCATTAGATTCACCACCTTGTAAATCTTCTTTTATTTCATTATCAATTAATTCTTCTTGATAATCAGCAATAATTGATTCAGCATTTTTTATTACATTATGTAAATCAGATCTAACTCTAATAGATATTTCTTTATCAGTACCAGTTAAACCAAATAAATCATTAAATTGTTTACATGCACGTTGTCTAGGTGCTAGATGATTTTGTAAATATAAATTAATTAGTTCATTATTTTGACTAGCTTCTGCAGTTATTAGTCTTTCAGCTTTTTCAATTGAAATATTATTAACACCAATATATGTTAAAAATTCATTCCATATTTCTTTTTTATAGTTTATTAATTTATCAGCAACATATGGTGCATCAGTTTTAATAGCTTTTAAACTATCTGGATTAATATTAGAATTCTTATCAGCAAATATAAAAGGTTGATTACCATCATATTGTGAATAAAGATTTTCCATTGTTAATCTTTGATTATCACTACATACGATCATTACAGGTGTCTTCATACTTTTAACATTAACATCACAAGCACGTTCACATTCATATAGTCTTCTTGCAAATAATTCAATTGTACTACATGTTGGTATACCTTCCATATCATTTAAAACTAATATACATTCTTTTTCTTGTTGTTTTAATATTTCTTCATCATTTTCAGCTAATTTAGTATATAAATCTTTATACCAATGTAAACCATTATATGTCATACAATTTAAGCTACTAGGTAGTCCATAAATATTCATATAACCATTACTAGTACATTGTGTATTTAAGTATCCATATTCTTCTGTTTTAATTAATGATGCCATACCTTTATAATATAAACATTTTTCAAGGTATCTAGCATCCATACCATCTGGTAAATTAACCCATTCAAACATAGATAACACTACCATTTTCATACGTTGTAAATAATCATAATAAGTTGCATCATTTATTAATGCACTATCAATAAATTTAAGATTTTTCATTTTAGCATTTTTTCCCATATTCATGATCCTTTCTATTTATTATTTTGTGAATAATCTAAAAATGTTGTTGCATGATGCCATAATGTTATACCAGCATCAAACATTTCTTTTATTTTATTCATATCATCATTAGGAATATGTCCATGTATATTTGCACCAATTGTTTTAACATAATTCCAATTAGGACGATTTGTTGTATTTGGCACTTTAATCTCATTTACTTTATAACCATAAGCACTCATATATTTGTCTATTATACGAGCATATTCACTTCTAATTGTCATTTTATATGCAGGTACATTAAAATTATTAGAACTAAATGTTATATCACCACAATTTATATTACCTTTTCCTTGTTCAGGTGTTAAACTATGTTGATAAGTACTTGCTAAATTATTTGTTATACCAGCTAAACCACCACCTATTAAACCAAGTCCTACAGTAGCACCAGCACCAGTTGCTAAAGCAATTCCACCACCAACTATAGATGCAACAGAACCAGCAGTTGATAATGATAAATTTACACCTTGTTCAGTTAACCAGTTTGTATATAAATCACTTGTCCAATTACATATTGGAAATTTAGGCATTGTTATTGAGTTATTATATGTATCACCTTTTTTATAATTTCTTGGAATTGTCTTAATAGAACATCCAGGTGTAACACTTCCAATTGTATCAAATGATGGTGTATTATCTTCAAAATCTTCATAATGATATTCAATACTAGAACCAACATTATTAGTAACATAAAAATAATTATAAGGCCATACAAATAATTTATTATTTTTTGGTTGATATCCATCAATTGTTGTTGGTGATTCAACATATATCGCACTTTGCATTATTGTTTCAGCACCAGTATAATCAACAACAGCATATTCAAATTGAAAACCACGTACACTAGCTTGTGTAAATTCAATATCTTGTTCGTATGCAAGTGATATTAATTCTTTTGGTACCATAAATACACATATTACTGAATCACCTTTACTTAAATCATCCAATAAAGATAAATAATTTTTTAAACTTGTAGCAGTATCAAAAACCAATAAAGGATAAGCTGAAATAATGCCACCATATCTTGAATTAACATCACCAATTCCTAATTGACTAGGTACAAATGATGCCATAACACATGGATATGATGTTCTATTTTTAGGATATAATTCAACTTTACCATTACTTATATATTCACCAGTTTCTAAATTTTCTGGAACAGTATGTAAACCAATAGTATCATCACTAACATGTTCACGTTCTACGAAACATTGTTCTAATTCTATATCAAACATCCAAGTTTGATATGGATCAGTTTCAAGTGTAATTGCTACACTATTATTTGATAAATATCTAACATCAGTTATATATGCATAAAACCATTTATCAGAATATTCTTCATTTTGATACATACAATAATCATAATAATAAATTGAATCAGGATTATCAGTAGGAAAATTTAAAGTACCATCTTTTCTCATATATGTAGCATTTTCAAGTTCTAAATAATTTTCAATATGTTGAAAATAATATGTTTGATTTTGTTCACTTGTAAATGTTAATTGATTTGATGCAGATAAATCAATAGGTAATTTTAATAATCTTATATTTGTATTTGGTGTAATTACAGCCATTTACATCATCCCTTCTATATAATAAAAATAAGGAATAGGGAAAACCCCTATCCCTTAAGGATTATTAAGCACTAGTTGGTACAGTTACTTCAATAGTAGTAGAAACTTGTCCAGCAGTTGCAGTTATATGTTTAGTACCTTCACCAACAGCTGTTACTCTAACAATTTTTGGATCACTTGTATCATCAATTGTTATAACATCACCATCAGTATCATCAGTAGTATAAACAATAGCTGGTGTATTTGCTTGTGGTGGTTGTACAGTAATTTCTAAACCTTCAATATCACCAACTTCATCAATAGTAACACTTGTTACACCATATGATAAACCAGTAATAGCAACTGAAGGTTCTTCAGTAGCAAATATAACACCATTTGCAAATAATGACATGTTGTACATCTTAATGTTATTTAAGTAGTATTGGATTGATCTATTATTAGGATTATAGAATGAATCCATAAACATGTCTTGACGTTTAATTCTAAACCAAGATTTATCAGCTATCATACCAACGATAGATGATCCATCGAAGTTTTTAGTTCCATCTTCATTGTAAATATCAAAATCATTAATTGTTAAGATATTTCCAAGTAATGTAGCTTTATCAATGTTGAAAGCACTAGCCATAACATTAACATCTAAATAAGAACGAATATCATTTCTAACAATAAATACGATATCTTCTGGATTAGACCATGTTACAACAGGACGTCCTTCACCACCATTTTTATGCCATGCATTGTATTTATCACTTGGTGTTTGGAATTGTAAATATAATTCTCTAGCTTTAGTAATAAAGTCTTTTGCAGCACTTTCACTTGAAATAGCACTAACTGTTTCAATAACAGCAATGTTATCTTTATATGCACCACTAATTAATTGTTTAGTAGCATTGTATTCATCAATGTATGCACCATTATATAATGAGTTACTTAAACCATCAATGAATGATTCTAAATCACCCCAAGATACAAATGCTTTTTTAAGTTGTTGTCTTGAGAATGTTACAGGATATTGTACATCCATGTTAATTGTTGTATATTGTACTTTTACATCAGCTTCATATTTTACTAATAAACCAGCAAAATCATTTGCATTGTAAACTCTACCTTTTGCAGGATTTGTGTAAACTTCTTGACCAGCATATCCTAATGGAATAGCATCACCTTCAAGAACTACGAATGGATTTCTAAATGATTTAGCAATAAATTGTGTATAAACTATTCTATTAACTAAAGCATTACAGAATTCATTATATACTTCTGGTACTTCAAGTACAGGAGCAGCTAATTTTGAAATATCAGTATCAGCAGTTATCTCTGGAATATATTGATGATAAATTGTTGAAGATATTTCACGAATTTTGTTTAAACTAGTTTTTAAACCTTCGTTCATTTTCTTTTCCTTCTTTCTCTAAAATTTTTGTTTGAAATGCCCTTTGTTATCAAAAGCATCCATAAAATTGAATGACATTTCTTTCTTTTCTTCTTTTTGTACCTTTGTGTCGTATTCCTTCTCCATAGGTATTTGTTGAAGTAATCTACTATTAGCACTAACTAAAGTATCATTCTTAGATTTTAATAACTCTACTTGTCGTTGTAGTTCCGTAATCTTATTTATTGATTCATTATTCTTTGTTATTAACTCACCAAGATCATCACTTATCATTGCACTATTTTCATCACCTAACTTTTCCTTCATAGATGAAGTAATAGCATCAAGTTCTTCATTTAACATATAACATCATTCCTTTCCTTTATATCATAAGTTTGTTCGTATGTCAATGCATACGATTTTGTCTTAATTTCCTTGAATATAAAACCCATGGAAATTTTTTTATTTTTTTATCAGATGGTGTTGGTGGTATAGGTGTATCAGTAAATTGTTTCCAATTATAACCACCATCAACAACTAATACTGTATCATTAATACCACATGCATTATAAATATGATATTCATTATTTAACATCCATACACCATCACTATTTTGATGATATCCATTATATTGTCCTTCACATACTTCAATATGTACATGATCACCAGTAACATTACCATATGTTCCAGTATGACCTATAATATCACCTTGTTTTCTTGTATCACCTACATGAAATGATAAAGTATTATCATCATGTACAAAACCTATACACATATATTTAGGTAAACCAGATATATCATTAACTAAATTTACAGGATTATCACTTTGCCATACTATCATAGGTGATGTAGAACCCCATATTGCTACACAGGTACAGTCAAATGGTGCATAATAAGGACAATTATATATCCTACCATTTGCACCATACCCTTGAAAATCTATAGCATACGTTCCTTTATGAGAATATGATCCATTTTCACCTTGTGTTATATACATATATTCTAATGGAAATAACATATTTTGATATCCATTAGAACCAACACTTTTTTGATTAGCTATCATTTTACATATTTTTTAGAACATACGTAACCCCTAGAATTATCTACTATATGACAATTTCCAGATGTTCCATAATTTTCTATTTCTTCTCCTTCATTTACTGTATAAACAATTTTACCCCATAAATTAGTTTGTCTTACATTTAAAGGTGGATCAGGTAATTTACTAACATGCATAGTATGTTTTATTAAATTTTTACTTTTATCATTTATTACTTGATGATCATAAACATTAATATATTCAAGTGGATTAACAAAATTACTTTTATCTTTATAATTTATTGAATCACCTTGATATAATCCAAAATGTAAATGTTCACCAGTAACCATACCAGATGCACCCATTTTTGCAATTACTTGTCCTTTTTTAACTTTATCACCTTCATGTACTTTTTGTGAATCTTTTAATAAATGACCATATTCAGATACAAAACCATTATCATGTCTTATATGTATGACATAACCACCTGTTACTTGTTTTCTATTGTATATTACTACACCATCATCTATAGCTAAAATGTCTTGATTATGATGTTCTTTTGAGAACCATCCTAAATCAACACCTTTATGATTACCAAATTTTTGTACTACAGATATATAGTTAACTGGTGCTATCATAATATCACTCCTTATCTTTATCTTCTAATTTACTAACTCTTTCACTTAAAGTTATTAAAGATGTTTGAATAGTTAATAATGTATCTTTTATATCTTTTAATGTTTCATTATTACTTTTTAATACAACATTAACAAAATATATCATACATATAAATGATCCAACACCTAGACCATTATTAACAATAACATCAATTATTTCTTGCATAATAACACCATCCTTTCTAGCATTATTATATCATATATTAAATTTATCTATTTTATTGTAAAGTCTGTTTCAACTAACAGTACCCCACCTTTTACATGTCTAAATGTTAATTTATGATCTTCATAATTAACATCAGATGCTTTAATACTAAATCCTTTAGTAAAGTTTTCTATATTAACATATTTACCTAATTTTTTAGGCATACCAGCTATAGTAGAATTTACTTTACCATCATATCCCACTTCAACATAACATTTTTGTCTTATAAATTTTGCTTTCTCAAATGTACTTTCTTTTTTATAATGATTTAATTCATATTCATCAATTGGAATAATTTTAGATAATTCTTCATCACTTAATTTTAAACAATGTATTGAATCAGTATCAGAATAAATATAATAATCTTTACCATAAGTTTTTAATGTATAATCTCTAATAGCTTGACTATTCTTTATTATATCTTCTCTAGCATAACTAGTAATAAATGATGCTACTGGTACGTAAATAGTATCACGTTCTTTTCTATCATAACAATGATATTTAATAACACCATTTTCTTCTAACTCTGGATATTTACCACGAACACTACCAGATAAACCAAATTTACCATATAAACTATTTAACATTAATTTAGCAATTTGTCTTCTAGCACCATTACCTTCTTTTCCAGCTTCAATTTTTTCATTCATCCAGTGATCTATATAAGAATTAAATAAACCACTTATTTTTTTAAATTTAAAACCACAATGATATACTAAATTTTCAACATCATAATGTTCCATAAATAAATCTAAATCAACACTTGTTAAACATAATGTTTCAATTTTACCATCAGTTGTTTCAACATATTCATTATCTAAATAACCAATTGTATGTTTTAATTGTACTGTTGGTAGTTTACCTTCTTTAACTTTAAAGCTACAACTCAACATTTGAATATATAAAGGATAAACAATATCTTCTTCATATTGTCCATCATAAAATATTGGTTGACCAAATGGTAATGCTTTTGTATACATTTTAGATGGATACATTGAATTCATATCAATTACAATACCTTCACCAACTTCTTTTTCCTTATATAATGGATTAAGATAAGTCCATCCACCACGATATGATTTTCTTATTAATTCATCTTTTTCACCTATGTTTGGATAATATCTATTAAATGATTTTAAATTTTCTTTATACCAATTAAGTGCATCAGATCCAATTGTCATTTTTGTTAAACCTTTATTAAACATTATATTTAATGCACGTGCCATTATTTCAACATCATTACGAATATAATTAATTTCATGTTCAGTTAAAATATGTCCTACTTCACGATATGTTTTATAATCAAGTTCTAGTTTATTTATTGGTAGTTTAAAGTCTTTAGCAATTTTTTCAACACTAAAGTTTAGTATTTTTAAACTATCAATTATAGTTATTTTATTTGTCTTTTTTCCTACACTAAAATATATTTCTATAGAATAAAATTGACCTGTGTCTGCAAGTAAACATGTAAATGTTTTGTCTTTCTTTTGTTTTTTATCTTCAATACATTCATATCCATTAGATAATAACCAGTAGAATATATATTCACCATCAAATTTTAAATTATGAAAATATAAGGTGTAGTTATGTTTAGGATCACTACACCATTTCATAAAATCATCAATATTATTTCCATAAATTAAATCTTCTGGATTTTCTTCAATAGGGCATATTGCATATGCCCATACTCTAGCATAACCATCAATTTTATACCATTCAGGTGTAGATGTTTCAAAATCAGCTGTGAAACATTTAATCTTTTTCAACTATTTATAATCCTTTAATATTTCATCTATATTATTAAATAGTCCTTCAAATGTATTAAATATGTCATCTTCTTCTTCATCTTTTAATACATCATCAACACCTAATTCATTTATTTTAGCATAATAATTTACTATATTTGATATAGTCTTTTCAGTTTTATATAACTTATTAAATTGTGCAGGTGTTAAACTTAATAACTTTTCTCTTAATTCATGTATTCTTTCATGTTGAATACCATAAACATAAGCTGTATCAAGTATTATATCAGCATAATCACGTTGCCATTTAGTTAAGTTTTGTATCTTTGAATTAGCTTTTAAACTTTCAAGATATGTTTCTAATTGTTCTGGTGATTTTGATAAATAATCAACATCAATTAGTCTATCTTGCAATGCTTTAACATTTAGATATTCTTCATCAAATTGTTCAGCAATTGTATATTTATCTCTTTTACCTAATACAGTTGCATGAGTTTGTTTTGTAAATTCTTCACGTGTTTTTAATTTTCTACTAACTATACCACGATATTTTTGTATTTGTTTATATTGATATTTAGGAATATTTACTCCTTTTACTTTTATAGTTTGTTCAGCTCCACGAACTGTATAACTTTCTAAATCTTTTAATCTTCTTCGTAAATCAGTTCTATTAGAAACACTTTCCTTTAATGCTTTTAGTTGTTCCCTATTTATTTGTTTTGGTGCAAAAAGGTTAGGATCACCTTTCTTGGTTACTCTACGTACTTTAGCATTATATCTATTTACAATACTTCTTATTTCATTATTAAGTTTTTTATCATACCTTATAGCCATATCCTACCACCTACAATATTATATTTTTGAATTTTTTATTTTCGTTGATTTCAATATGTTGATTAAACACTTTAAATCCACGATTCTCTACCTTCTTATAAAATGCTATCATAAAAGCATCTGTTAAATCAATATCTACCTTATACCTATTATTAAATTTTAAATTTTCATTTTTACAATATTCTTTATATTCTTTTTTAAATTTATTTCTATGAAATACACTACTAAAATAAAATGTATGATTTTCTATTTCCAGAATAAATGGTGAATGATTAAGATCATTATACACTTTATTTGCCATAATATCACCTTATAATAAAAGTTAAATAGGAATAATCCTATTTAACATATATTAAAGTTAATGTACTGTGTCCAGCATTTTTAGTAGATTTTTTATCAACTTTTACTTTAATTGGATGATCTTCACTTGGTTCACCAAATATAGACATAATCATTTCTAAAGAGTTATAGATACCATATGATCCAGTTGCATATGTTTTACCTTCATTATCAAATATAACAATTCTATATTTAGTAGTTGATCCTGTTACTTCACCAGTATTTTCATCAACAACAGCACTTGGATGTTTATCAATGTATGCACCAGTCATAACAATTTCTTGTCCTATAATATCATTAATTAATACATCAGCATCACCAGTTAAAATGTTATATAACATTACTTGATTATCTTCTTTAGTTAAATCTAATGTACATTTTCTTACACTTTCAGTTCTTTTATCTACAGATAAAGCTATAGTACCTTCACTTACCATAATTTCATTTTTAATTTCGTTTTCCATAATTTTTTACCTATCCTTCTATTAATTTTATTAAATTTTCATTTTTTGTAATTATTTCATTATATCTTTTATAAGATATTTTTAATTTTTTACCTTTTTTATACTTTTCTTTTGTATACTTATCATTGAATTCTTGTAACACTTCACATTCAATAATAGTATCTTCATTGATGTTATCTTTTAATATAGATTCATCATTTTGTTTAGCTTTTCTTTTAACCATATAATTCACCTATCCTTCTATTTAATTTCATCGAAGATGTTTCTTAATTCATTCATTTTAGCAGTGAATTCTTCTTGTAAAGTTCCTTGTTGTACTAAAATATCAACTTTTTGCATTGTAATATCAAGTTCTTTAGGTTCAACAACTTCACCTTTTAATACAGCTTGAATTACCTTCATATCTTTTAAACCCATGTTATCCTTCCTTCCTAAGAGTGATTAAACACTCTGTGATACACTAGATATTTTATTAAAGTTATTTGATTAAGGTGTAAATAGTAAAACATTTATAAGAAATTGGAATATGTTATCTAATGTATCACACAATGATTAATCATTGTGCTTTATATCTTTACTAGCTTTATATAAATTTATCATAAATAATCTTTTTTGTAAACTTCATCTTGTTTTTCTCTTAATTTATCAGATTCTTTAGTTTTAATATCAATTGCTTGATTTCTCATAGTAATTGATTTTTTAGTTAATTTATCAATATAATCATTTAATTTTCTTAACTTCACATGATCACCTTCTGTATAATTTAAAACTTGTTATTTCATTATTTATTAATCTATAACATGTACCTTTATATGTCATTTGTACTTCATCTATTCTATATAGTTTAGATAATGATCTAATTATAAAACGTTCTATTGTTTCATCTTTAACATTTAATTCCATTTGTAATTGTCTTTTATCACCAGTAAATGAATAATTAACAATTACATAAGGAAAATTACTATAATCTATTTTTCTTATTACAAACTTTTCCATTTACTTCTTCATATTGATTAATAAAATTTTCAAGTTCTTTATCTTCTAATTCTTTATCATATTTACCAGCAAATAATACTACTATAAACATTGTTATACAAAATGCTAAACAAATTAATGATAATATTAACATAATTATTCTAATCATTATTTAACCTTCTTTCCTAATCTCATTTCAGTTATTAAATTATCTAATGCTTGTAGCATTTTCTTTTCATCATTACTCATTGTTTTCACCTTTTAATATTTCTAATAATTCTTTTTTATTAAACAATTCATATTCATCATCATTTAAAAATGCACTTTCTTGATTTATGTATTCTATTGCTTGATTAATTCTTTCTTGTAATTGATTTATTTTATCAACAATTAATAATCCTTGATAATAACCTAATTCGTATTTCCAAGCACCATCTTTAAATCCTTTATAATTTTCAATGTCTCTTAATTCATTTAAAATTTGTTCTAATTGATTATTATTAAATTCTATTTCTTCTTTATTCATTATTATCATCTCCAAATAAATACTCTATAATATAGTAATTAAAATTAAAATAAGTAGTAAAATAATAAATATTAAACACATCATAAATTCCATTATTTAATCACCATCACTTTCATATTATTTAACCAGTACCATTTATGATTAAATGATATACAATATTCAAAATAAAATCTTTCTAAATTTTGATAGCTTTCTAAATCATCAAAATTAAATATTCTTTTTTGTGTTTTATCTATTATAGTAAATTTTTTCATTTCTAACATCCTTCCAATAAATTCATATTTAACATAATACTTATAATTTTTATAACATAATTAAGATCTATTACACATCCATATTCACATTCAATGTATAAATAATTCTTTTTATAATATTCATCTTCATTTGTTAACCAGATGAATAAAGTATAATCAGAATATTTAATTTCATATGATGAATGATCTGAACTTAATCTAAATCCAAAAGTTTCAATTATTCTTGGATTAATTTCATCTTTTAATTTATACATATCATTTTCATCTCATCCTTCCATGTTATCCTTTTGATAATTCAATATTACACCTATTATATAAATAAGTCAATAGTTTTTGTAAAAATTTTATAAAGTTATTCAACTTGCATTTTTCCTTTCATTATTATATAATAAATTTGTTACTTGCAATTGTACCCTTACAATTGTATTTGTACAATTGCATTTAACAATGTAGGTGTTTCTAATTTAACTTATATTGCATAATTTCATGTTATCCACAGTGAAGAACTGTTTGAACTTATAATGTACTTGGTTAGTACCGATATAAAATTTTAAATGTCTGCATCCTCCTATACCTTCAATTTTTGAAGGTATTTTCTTTTGTGTTATAATATAGATATGTTTCACGTGAAACATTAGGAAGGATGCTTATTATGGATAAATCAATTTATTTAGACTGGACAAGAATTTTATCATATAATGTTTTATTATATATGATCCTTGCAGAACGTGGTGTTGGTAAATCATATGGTGCTAAAAAGTTTTGTATATCACATTATAAGAAAAAACATAAAAAATTTGCATGGTTAAGAAGGTATGCAAGTGATCTTGAATCAGCAATTGGTAATAAAGAACATCCAGAGTTTTTTAACGATATTAAACGTGAATTTCCTAAAAATGAATTTGGTGTTAATACTAATGGTAAAATAAATTACTTAACTATGGATGATGAAACAATAGGATATGCAATGTCTTTACGATCAGCTGAATCTTTAAAAGGTACAGCTTTTGATGATGTAGACACAATTATTTTAGATGAATTCCTAGTTGGTGATGGTGGATCTAGGTATTTAAAAGATGAACCATTATATTTATTATCAATTATTGAATCAATTGCACGTTTACGTAATATACGTGTTATATTATTAGGAAATAGTACATCTACTGTTAATCCTTATTTTGATTTCTTTAATGTACACATTCCATATAATAGTGAATATCAAGTATTTAAAGACAACACAATACTAGTTGCTTATTTAAAGAATCAAGCATATAGAGATGCTAAAAAAGAATCAAAATTTGGTAAACTAGTTGCAGATACTAAATATGAAAAATATGCTATTAATAATGAATTTATTAATGATAGTAATACATTTATAAAGAAAAAACCTGCTAAAGCTAGATTATTTTGTAATATCATAATTAATAACACTGTATATGGTGTATGGATGGATAAGTTAGATATGTTTGTATCTAGTAAATATAATCCAAATTATTCTGTTAATGTTACATTTGATTTTAATTCACACGATGAAAAAACACTATTATTAAAATCTCGTAATGTATTTATGCAAAATATTACTAAACATTATAGATATGGTGTTTTATATTTTGAGAATCAACAAATTAAACATGCTATTATGGATTTACTAAAGAAGACTAGATCACTTTATTAAAATTTAACACTTGACAAATTGATACTTTACACTTTTAGTGTTTTAGACTAGTAGGTTATTATTCTACTAGTCCTTTTATTTGTCTTATTTACTAGGTTTGTTGGTTTACAGGTTTACACTTGGTTTACGCTTTGATTGACATAGTTTGTTGGTTTAGTAGTGTAAAGGGAACAAATGTTTGTGTTTTAAAGCTATTTCCAGAAAGGTAGGAAGAGCACACGTCT